AGTTTATTTTAGATGACGGCACCAACGTCAATAAATGGCTAATCCAGAATAACTATGCGGTTCCTTATCAAGGCGAGAATAAAGAACTTGTTCAGGAAGGTCATCGGGCAAACAAGAAAAAGCTGATCGAGCGCGGGGAATTGCCAAAAGACTTGTAAAAGAAAAGAGCGGCCTTTCGACCGCTCTTGTTTGAGATAAACTGAGAAAACGATTAGTCTTCCTTCGCGAGCTTCGCGAAGTAACTCAGCGTATCCTCATCACCAGCTTCTTCGTCAGCCTCAACAGCTGCCTTGCGGGCAGGTATTGGAGCAGCCTCAACAGAGGCACGACGCGGAGCAGGCGCTGTCTCATCGAGCTGAGTACGTTCCGCAGTGGTGAGCACCTGGCCCGATTCACCGAGGACATCCATCAGCTTGCGCGACAGCTCATCATATGACTTATAGTTCTTCGGATCAATGAACTCAGCAAGCGAGTGCAGTTGATTATACACTGCCTCAAGCTTACCCTCATCGCCGCCGAACAGCGGAGTAGGAGCAGCAAACTCAGACTTGTCGTAGTTGCGGTATCCCTCAACATTACGGATCTTGAGCTTGAAGTCAGCACCCTCCCAGAAGTCAAACGGATTGACGGGCTTCTCGTCTTGGAACTGCGGCTGCATCAAGTCGAGGATCTTATCGAAGATCTTCTTGCCAAACTTGAAGCGAAACACCTTGCCGTCGTTATTCGGATTAGACGGATCGGAGATCACCAAGATGTTGGCGACATAATGCAGACGACGCTTGCGCTCGCGAACAAGATCCTTGTCAGAATCAAGTCCCGAATTCCAAAGCTTTGAATTGAGCTCAGCAACAGGATCCTTCTGACCGATAGATGTCAGAGAGTTCTCGATGTACCACTTGCCCGTGGGCCCCTTGAAGCCATGGTTCCAATAACGGACCCAGGGAAGTTCCTCGCCCTTCGGCGCAGGAAGAAAGCGGATCACGGCATAACCGTTACCGGCCTTGTCAACAGTCGGGCTCCAGAGCGTATCGTCCTTATAGGACTTTTCGCCACCGCCATTGCCAGCGGCTTTAGCAGCCTGCGATTGCAGGTGCGCGATTTGGTTTGCGGAGCGATTCTTTTTTAGGTCAGCGAATGACATAGTATTTTAGTGTATGATTGCGTATGGTATTGTATGTTAGCGTCCTCCGTTTGCAAACCTTTTCAGCACAATTTGCTTGCACTTACTAATGTCTACGTTTTGACGGAGAAAGGGCCGGTATTTTCGGATCGACTTCTCAAATTCTGGCCAGAAGATCGTCTCTGTTACGTTCTGATGCTTCATGAAGTTGAGTAACTCATCGAAGACTGTTACTGTCTCTTTTGAGATTTCGTTTTCACCGAAAAGCTTGACTACCTTGGGATGATCCGCGCCGTTCGGAGCAAATAATTGGTCGAACGACAGCGAGTTCTTCTCGCAGTAGTCAGCAAGTTTATCGACTTCACTGGTAAAGAAGTATGTGAACGAGTCTCGCTTTTTGAGCCAGTCTCGGTATACTTCCTCGCCCGTGTTATCGAGCAGGTTGCCCGCCCAGGTGCTGCGTCCCCATTTAGAGAAGTTAGCAACTAAGAAGTCAACCAAAGTCTTTTGATCGGGATACTTCTTTGCAAGCTTAGCAAAGTGAAAGCGATCCCGTCTTTGAAGGAACGACTTCTGTGTAGCAGAAGTTCTGAAGTTGTACTTTAGAGCATCGTATGATTCGGACTCAAAGTGCAGCTTCAATGCAGTATATATCTGATATGCCTCCCAGGGCTGCATCAGTCGTCATTCCGATTCAGTCGGTGTGCTGTCCAGATCAAGTTTGTGTAGCCATCCTCTTCTTTCTTGAATCCTATGAGCGACCTTAGTCGATCAATGAATCCATCAGAGGTATGACAAAGCACTCCGTAGTTCTGCAGCTCATCGTACTGTTCTTGAGTGATTACTCCATTTGCGTGGGCAGAATTCAAGAATGCAGTAACTGCACACTGACCGTTTTTCTGTATGTCATTCTGGCCTAGGCTGTAGATCTTCATCTTAGCGGAAGCGACGAATCAGTGCGCTGCGACGATACTTGATGCCATTATGCTTACGACCATTACCAAACGCGCCTTTCGTCACAGCAGGATGACGGCCAAGCTTGATGCGGCGAATCCCAGTAGTTGCAGGCGTATAAGCGGTTAACGTGCCATCCGGATTAGCGGTGATAGAACCGGGCATCGGATCTACGGGTTGCGAATAGCCAGAGGTAGGTACTTCAGTGTTGGTATTATTGCTCATAAAAAGTTGTTCAGCGAATTAGACTTAGGAAGAAGATTAGATGCCATACCCTCAGCTTCAATCTTAGCTTTAATCGACGGCACGATCAGCTTACCAATATCAGCAGGATCGATCTGATGCTCATTGCAGATATGCAGCACCGCCTCGATATAAGTCATCTTCTCAACTTTAACAAGTTCTTCTACTCGTTGAGTTAATGTAGTTTTAGTTAAGATGTTATCTAACATTAGTTGTGATTCCAAGATGATATAATACAGCTTTGATTAAATCTTGTAAAGGATAAAGCTATTAGCTATTAATCTTTCTTATCAAATACTCGCAATAGCACTACGTCCTCATTGATTCGTACCTTGGGTTTGCCTTCCTTAGTAGTCAGCTTATCCCAGGCCTTTTCAATCTGCTTAGCGGTATTATTCAGCACAACCTCCAGGAATTCGTTGGGTTTGCGCAGACGAGTACAACGACTATTGGTTTCATCGACGTTCTTAAGAGAGGTACCCTTGATCGAGAAACCTTCTGCCGACTGAGCAACATAGTCAAGCAGCATACGCTTCTTGGTATTGAATGCTAGCAAACGATATGCACCAACAACTCGTGTCGGATTAATCGATGCAATCTTATACTCGGTATCTTCCTTACGATACTTGAGCTTAGTAATCTGCTTGTCTGCTGACTTGGTGCGCTTCTTGCGAGGTGCACGAGTCGCTTTTGCAGCATGGCAGTAACGGTTCAAATCAGCGAGCATCTGCTCTGTTGCATCGATTCGATCACGCAGCTCAGGACCTGTCAGATAGCGATAGCCTTCAACCAGATCAGGATCGGTCTTGTCACGCGCAGCAACCATTTCATCGCGCTGACGAGTCAGCCAGCGTTCAACCAGCGGGCAAGCTAGGGAGGATAGATCGTGTCCGTTCATCGTCTCATATAGATCAATGCGTCGCACCTTCTGACCCTTGGTTCGTATCCAGTCATCAAGCAAAACATCAAGATCCATGATGACTGTGCGCTTGGCTTTAGCCTGTAGCAAAACCATCGGCGAAACAGCTGGCGCAGTGTCTATTGCCACAGTATCTGGCTGCTTTGCACGCTTACCTTCTGCAATGGCCTTGACCAGTGCATCAGAGACAAACGCTGCATCAGAAGGCTGATCCTTTTCAAGTTCAGGATGCAGCTGCGGCATACCTCGGTTCATGCAGATGCACAGCGTGCCGGCAGTAATACCCGGTAGATAGTCGGGCGCAGCTTTTACTGCAGCAATGTCATCCTTCGGGTAGCCATTGCGCTCCATCCACTCAAAGACAGCACCTTTCGTCTGCACTGCATCGAGATAGTAGTTGTAGAAATTGAATGCACGAGAACGTTCTTTCTTGAACTTCTCCAGATCCCAACGCTCCCAACCATCCCAGACAGGCTCATCGCCCGTATACCGAGTATCGATAGCGCGGATCTTGTAGCTTGTGTTCGGAACTTTTGCTTTGCGCGCCATATTAGATCAGGTTCAGATTTACCTCAAGCGGCGCGGGTGTGTAACCTGTGACTGAATCGACGCGAAACGAGCGCCAGCCATCTGAATCAAGATCGTAGACGCGAATGACATCCAGATTCTCCTTGAGTTGCTTTGTGCCCTTGGGATGCTTGTCCTCTGGTACGAGAATGTCGTTGAGCGTGCAGCGCATATCTCGCTTGGTTCCATCAACCTTAGTGAATGTCACAACAACCGGATCTCCGGCGCGAAGAACTTCGAGCAGCTGCTCGCGAGTGTATTTAGTCTTAGTCATAGTGTAGATCCTGCCATAAAC